TGGTGCTAGTGCCTGCGGTCAAGAAAGGCGCGGCGGCTCCAGTGATGTTCTGATTAGCCGCGCATCCCAACAAATTTTGCGCAGTCGCAAAGTTTCCCTGTTGAGCTCCAAAGTTTGTCGCGGCCTTACAAAAAGCCTCAGTTTGTAAGGGTTGAGCCCCTACGAACTTTGCGCAACACTGTGCCTGCTGACCTTTGGTTGCTAGGTTTTGAAGGTAGTTCGTGTAATACGACGGCGCACAGGTCGATTTATTTTGTGAGGACTGTAGTAAGTTTGCCATGATTTACTTCGTTCCCTTTTTTATGTAATCAAGGGGAGACTTAGCCTTCGGTGGAATGTTAGACAAAGGCGCGTTGCGCTTATGAGCTCGCAACTTTTCACGCATGCCGTCCAAAATTTCTGCCCCTCGCTTATTATCTCCTCGTCCAAGCGCCGTGACAAACGCCGCAGGAAAGACATACTCGCCATCAGCAATCTTGGCAGGCACAGGATTGGCTCCTGCAACGCCACCATCCGCATGGCGAGGAACATGATGAGGAACCTTAGTTCTGAATCCGTCAAGAACTTTTTTGCCGGCCTTGCTTGAACCGTCGCCCAGTGCAGATACTGTCTCAGCATCCATCACATAGTCGCCGTCATGAAGCATGGCAGGAATGTCGTCAGACTGTCCAGTACCACCACCGCAAGCATAGTACCCAGTCACACCAGTGATGAACTCAGGATTGTGACCTTTAGGTGTTGCGCTATGGTAAGCCGCAGGCAATCCACCACCCTCAGCGTGGCCTGTAATGCCTTGATAGATGTGAGACAAGGGCGTATTGCTGAAGTGTTGGCCTGAACCGCGATTCACCAAAATCTCAGGTTGACTGCATGCAAATTTTGTTTCGTATTTTGAAATGTCAAAAGCATCATTTTTGGATTTTGTAGCCTCTGAAGTGGCGTCCTTGATGGCTTGAATTTTCTTGCAAATGCAAGTTTCTTCAGAGCCTTCAGTACCGCCACCAGAGAAGTGATGTACTTCGCCACCAGAAGCTAAACAACCATATCCCAAACCTTTATTAGGAGAAATTTGGCAACCCATGGTGCGTTGATTCGTGGTGCCCAACAAATTGCTTGAGTCTCCAATTCGGTTGGTTGTTAATTTAGCCAAATTTGCAGTTTTGGCTTTACCACCAACTGCGGCATGAAACAAACCACCCTCGGCAAGGCAACCGTATCCAAGCATCTTACATGGAGCAATCTGACAGGCGGCAACTTTACCGCTTGCGTTGCTCAAGCCACCAATGTTTTCACCAATCTTTCCAGTACCAAGCTTGGCAAGCTCAAGCGCTTTCTTAGCACTACCGGCTTTCAACAAGTTGGCAATACCGCATAAAGCTGATGGGCCACCTTGGCCTTTAGCACTGCTTGGTTTTGGGTTTTTAACGGGCTTATGTTTTGGAGGCTTTTTACCAGTTGGGCCTTTTGGTTTTTTAGTCTTGCACTTGTCTGTACAGCAACATTGATCGCAACAGCAAGTGTCACAGCAACAAGTGTCGCAACAGCACACATCGCAACAGCAAGTGCCGCAACATGAAGTATCACAACAACAAGTATTGCAACAAGTATTGCAACATGAAGTATCACAGCAACATGTGTTGCAACATGCACAGCAATCTGTACAGCATGTATTACAACAGGTTGTACAGCAATTTGTACAACAAGTTGTGCAATCGCATCCACAGCATGAAATACAACAACTTCCGGGAGTTTCACAACTTGGGGTAATACAACAAGGCAAGCAAGAATCGCATGGTGTACAAGTATTACAAACTCCATAACCGCTATCACAGCAAATAATGGAATTTGAAGATTCACAAGTTGGAATAACACAACAAGGCAAGCAAGTATTGCACAATGTGCAAGTATTACAGATTCCATAACCTTTATCACAACAAATAATTGAACAATTTGTTTGATAACCCATACAGTTGGAATTTACAGAATTACAGACGCAAGGTGCGCATGAAGTTCCGCAACTTGTAACACAAGTCTGACAAATTCCGTAACCTTTATCACAACAAATAATTGAACAATTTGTTTGATAACCCATACAGTTGGAATTTACAGAATTACAGATGCAAGGCCCGCATGAATTTACGCAACTTGTAACATTACCAGAAACAAAACAACCCCCACAAGTTTCTGTGGGTAATTGAGATTTACAGCAACTAGTCCAATTTTGACAAAAATGGTTTTGACAATTTAAACATACAGAAGTATAGACGCAACCAGAATTACAGACGCAAGGCCCGCATGAATTTACGCAACCTGTAACATTATTAGAAACAAAACAACCCTCACAAGTTTCTGTGGGTAATTGAGATTTACAGCAACTAGTCCAATTTTGACAAAAATGGTTTTGACAATCTAAACATACAGAACTATAGACGCACGAAGAGCATCCACCAGAGGAAGTGCAACCCCCAGAAGTTCCTGTACATGATCCACAACCGCCATAGCAAGTAATGCAGGTATCTCCTCCACTACCAATAACACAACTACCGTCTGACACACTACTTGCCGAACACAAAATGCAAGCAACACTATCTACTGCACAAATTACACATGCCGTGTCAGTCAATGCGCACAAAAAGCTTGTGGCGCCTCCAGTAGCAATATCTAAACCCAAGCTTACAATAGGTGCAATACCGCCCCCGCCACCATAATGATGAGCAACTTGACCGCAATGCAAAATGTCATTTGCTTGTGGTTGTGGGTCATATAATTGAGCGCCCTGATTGCGATTGCTTAAACCGCCAAAAATTATTTTGCTCATAATTTAATCATCCAGTTATAACCTGAGCGATCAGATTCCTTCAAAGGTACATTGATCTGTTTGCAAAGTCGTCTTATTAAATTGATGATCGCTCCGTTGTCGGCTTTACCGTACAGGCGATGAACACCGCGTCGTTCAATATTTCGAAAAAATCGAATCAATGTTCGAGACAAAATGACGGGTGGGTCTTGTGTAAATAAGTGGCTAGAAAATTCGCCGGGGCCAATCTTTTCTAAAAGGAGAGAAGTCTTACCATCGTGCAAAAGAAAACCGCCATCTTTAACGGTCTTGGCAACTGCACCTAAAATTAGTTTGTGATCCAAGCCCCTTTGCTTGGAATCGTTCGTTATGACTTCTGACGGTTTCATTAAAAGTTCTCCTGTACTGGTGTGACAGACATGATTCCTGTCATAGCCGTTGCCCAATCTTGCCAATTTTCATAACCTCTATGATCTGGCACCCCAGATTGGACAAAATATCCAATCCCATTTAATCCATCTACCCACATTCTCCAATCTGACTCAGGAACATGACCCAACTGGTTTGACGCAAACAATTCTTCAATCAGCTTGTTGTACTGATCCCAAGTCATTCCTCGTGGGTCATAAGCTATCATGGGTTTCCTGTTCCGCGAACATCGCCAGTTTCCACATTCAGCACAACACGGCCTAAGAAATAGTTACCATCTTGTGTGTTTGATTCAAACCGTAATCGCATTTCACGGCGTTGTTCTTTTAAGTCTATTTTAAGGGTAGATGGCTCAAAAGTGTAGGGCGCCGATGGTTGATCGGTATCGTCTGCATAACCCTTACCAGTGACGATCATGTCCATGGCTCCAACTTGTTGGAAATCAGGCTCTACACGCTCCAAACGCGTCCATAAATTGTCTCCACCTTGTGGTGAACCTACCAACCCGGCAGAGGTACCCAAAACATTAGTCTCAAAGGCAGAGTAAACAGCAACCACCTTATTCAAATACACCTCATTTGTGCCTAGCTCATGCACCCAGAGGTCATATTGACCTGTGTCGTTTTCAGTGTTTGCGGCCCAAATAGGCTTCTTATACACCTCAGAGAAGGTGCCTGCAGAGCGTCTGGCGCCCGGTGCAGACCCTGCGTCATACCAAACCTTGTCGCGCACATTAAAGACGATTGCGTCGGTGCATTCTGTGGCGTCTCCGCGTGGGTAAAACCACCAAATTTCACCCCAACGAGGAATTTTGCTAACCCAAACCTTTTGACGCTGTGAGGTGTTGATGCCATCAAAGAACCAGTTCAAATTCTGGCTGTTGGGTACTTCTTGGACAACACCGTTGTACATCAAGAATCGGTCAGTTCCCACCCAATAGTAGATGCCATCGTACTCAATCACACACGAGCTCGACATGATTGATGACTGTTGTGTAATCAAATCATAACGCCAATAAAGGGTCGATGTGCCCACATTCTGTGGTGCATAAGTCACGCGCACCACTGAATCAAGTGTCCAAAACAAGCCAGAGGGGGAAGTTGTGCCTCCCCGTAGCGGCAAACCCTTGATGACCTTGGTGGAGGCCACATTGTTGGCATTCGAGTCAGCAGAAGTCCAATCATTGAAGTTACCGGCGGCGCAATTCTGAATCAGGCCGTTGTTGCCGTACACAAAAAGATAGGGATAGAGCATCACAACACCACCAGACACGCTGATGTTGTTGTCAAAAGTCAAGGTAACAGTGGCTGATGCGGTAGCCGCGTTATTTAAGACCACCGTCCATACACCGGCAACTAATGAGGCCGACACAATCACGGTGTTGGCAGGAATACCTGCACCGGTCACAGACACGCCGGGCCCCATCGCAACATTGGTTGTCGTGAAAGTCACATTCTTGGACATGTTGGTGGTCGTGCCCGATTGTGAAAAAACGCCTACAGGCGTCAATGTGTTGCCGGTGAATGGCCCAATCAAAGGTCGAGTATTTGTGGTGTTGTCAATGTGCTGAAGGTTCAATCCCGGATGAGCAATCACATTGTTGTTGCCGGTGCCGTAGGGGTCGTAGCCGGTGTCAAACTGCCACAAATTGAGGTCATTAGGGGTAAATGCTGAGTTGGCAGTAATAACGCCTGCAAAACCCGATCCTGAGCCTCCAATGCTTGTGTTATTGATGGTGAAGCTCTCACCATACGGGTAAGTGGCTGTGCCCCCGTTAGTGACAACCACTGAGAACACTTGATTGCTTGATACGGTGACAGTCGCTAAAGCACCCGTCCCAGTCACAGTGACAAGAGGCACATTCGTATAGGTGCCATTTATATAGCCGGTGCCCTGAGTGACAATGCTGACCCCAGTCACAGAGCCAACTGGCAAGATTGCACTTGGGCCAGAACCTACAGCATCATCATTGTCAATTGTCCATTGCTGAATGCTGTCGCTAAATCCTGAAATTACCCATGTGTGACCGTCCTGAGATTGCAAAATCATGCCTCGGCTGATACCGGGCGCATTCACAAAAGACGCACTGTATCCACCCATTTTTCGAGGGCGACCATATTGGAACCTGCACCATTCACCATCAATGTATGAAGGTGCCGAAAACAGCGTACCGTCGCGTTGTATGCCCGCAGGTATTGATAGAATCGCGACTTTTGCAGTCATTAGAACGCTCCACCATTGATGCCAACAGGCAACAAGAGGCCGGTGGCAGTCAATTGACCTGCCGCAAGTCCAGAGATTGCAAAACCAATCTGACCTGATGCCGCCAAGTACAAGCCGGTAGTCGGATTGCTTTGAAAGGCCAATGAGGGTGCGGCGGCTGAACCATCACCAATTTTCAAGTTTTGGATAAAGCTTGAGGTTGATGTCTGAGCGTTGTAGACATTTGTGCCATCGCAAATTGCAATAATCGTTTGGCCTTGAGGCAACACAATATTTGTACCGCCGCTGATGCCAGTCGTAAATGTCAGCGAGAACGAGCCGGTGGTATTATTTTGAAATGAATAAAACTGCACCGTTGGAGGCAAGACAACTGTACAGTTGCTTGTCAGAGTGCCGGTGTATTCTTGAATAATGCTCGATGCTTGAACAGAAGTCAGCGTCACAGTGCCACCGGTAACCGGCAGACTCAATAAAGTGAAGAAGAATATTGGGGATTGACCATAGGCATAGGTGAACCAATTTGTGCCATCAGTAGTGATCACAAACGATTCAGCCAACTGCAATTGGATTGCGGTGCCGTTGAAGTCAATTTGGCTTGTACCTTGTGCGGCAACATTCAAAATGCCTGTTCCGTCATTTTTAATTACCACATACCAACTTGCGCCAACAGTGCCTGCTTGAGGCAAAGTTATTGTGCCTGCGCCACCAGTCCACACATACAAAGACGATTGGTCTTGTGCTTTTAAAGTGTAGTTTGATCCAAACTGATTGACTTGCAGAATGGTATTGACGGTGTTATTGATAGCTTCTAAGCCATACCCGGCAAGCGTATTCGCGCTGTAAGCCGAGGTACCAATACCCAAGGCAATCGTTGACCATGTGCCATTGATTGTGGTGTTATCAGTCAGGTAGATGTAATAGGTGTTGACCGTCGAAGTCGTTGGGGCAACAGGAATTGTTTGGATCGTGCCACCAGAATTGTTGGTAACCGTGAACGAGTATTCACCAGAGTTGCCAATGTTGCGAACAATAAATGCTTGACCAACAGAAACTTCCAAGGCAGGAGGCAAAATCAACTGCAGTCCGTTGGCTGTTGCGATTACATCGATGATGTTGGCAACTACGCTCGAACTGTTGCTGTTGATGGGCCACTGCAGAGTCGTGTTTGTACTGATCGTCAGCGCTTCATACCCAACTTGCGATGGGTTGATGGTCTGTCCGGTATAGGGTGAGGAGTATGTAGTCATGATTAGCTATCCACAGCAACGGCTTGTCGGTCACCAACACGAGATACATCCTCATCTTTCAGCGACTTGATAGCCTCGCTGTATTTTTGTTGGAAGATCACGCGCTGATCATTTTTGAGAAAAGGCATTGCCTGCAACAAAGTGCCGTACAACATTGCTGTTGGGGCATTCTGGGTCAGCCAATTGGTTTGGTTTGTTGAGCTTAATGGGGCAATCCGCTCGTAGTACAGCACTTCAAAGTTGTAAGCCGCATCCGGTGTGGGCGCGACATACCAGTGATCCCAGTCTGTATCAGCGTAATACAAAGGTTTTGATGTAGTGGCATTGTCAGGCCAGTAATTAGTCAAATATTCGTACTTGCGAAGCAAAATAGGAGTACGATTACCAGATGCATCCGTGATATTCATGGAGACGGTTTTGCGCCACCGCGCAGGCTTGGCAATTGTTGGCTGACCAATGTTCATCATTGATTCAGCAACTTGAAGTTGGCCTAAGGTTTTAATCTCTTGAGCAATTTCAAACTCAGCCAAAGTAATAAAAGTGGGGATGGCGTTAATAGTAGCCGTGTCTGAGCGTTCTAGGTACTGAAGTACATAGTAGGTCAGACTGTCATAAGTCATTACCCATGATGGTATATTGGTGCTCATAATTTCCCCATTGTTTTGTCTATTTTCCCATCAGGTTAGTTTTCCTACAAGGTCGCTTTAAGCAATCATGTTTAAAGCATCGTTTTCTACCTTTGCCACTCGGTTTAGCCAACCTTTTTCGTAAGTGGGATTGTTTAAACTCTTGTAATACGCTTCTTTTGCATTTGAAAATTTCTGAATCAACTGCTGAACAGGAATTGCTTTTATAGCGTTTAAAGTCTGTGGCCCCATGCCACCATCCATTGAAACGCCAACAACGCCTTGCATGACCTTTACACAGCCTCCCACGCCATGGTTGATGGCGAAGTCAAACATCATGAAATCAACCGGGGTAGGAAGCTCGTCGCCCATGACTTTGTCCCAATATTTCTTTTTGTAGAAAGGACTGACCGTCTGAGAAGTTAAAGCTTTCATGTCATTCCAAGTAACAGGGTGTCCAAGAAAAGCCTCCCAATTGGCTTGTGTAACGCCCAAATTAGTAGAACCTGCACGACCGTCAGGCAATTTATTGCCACTATCAGCGGATTCCGTTTGAAAACCGCCTTCACTAGCAAGAATTAATTCTAAAGATTTTTCAAAATTTTCTATCATGGTACAGGAGTAGATTGATGTAAAAGTTCGTCCTTACGCTGAGAACCTGCGGATGAACCAAAATAAAAAGCTACCACTTGTTCAGCTTTAGCTGAAAGGTAACCCACTAAAGTGCCCGCCATTGCAGACTCAATATGGGATAACCCCATCATCGTACCTATAACAACTCCAATAAACGACACAACAATAATGATTGCTAAGGTAGGTACAAGAAATGACTTAGTCGCAATTTGCATGTCTCGTGCAGAGCTACGGTCTTGAACCGCTAATTGCTCAAAATTCAAACCCAAAGCTTGAGCTTGTTTTTGCAATTCAAGTTCTGCAACCTTAACTTGTGCGATTTGGTCAGCAGACATCTTGCCTTCGTCTAGGATGTTTTTGGCCTCATCACCACTAACGCCAAGAGCTTTGGAGACAGCCTCGACTGCAAGACCTGCTAAAGGCCCTCCTAGTGCTGTAGCAATTGTTGGTGCAACCTGTTCTAACCAATTCATTGTTTTCTCCTAATTACAATCACTCAATACATAACCTGTGTCTCTGAATGTTTTATAGCATTCCCACTCTTTTGTGTCTTGATTATGTCTTTCTTTATATTGCTTGTACCACGCTTGTCCTTCTCTTCTTCTTAAATAATCTTGATGAATCATGTACATCAATCCTGCAAAAGTTACAAAAAAAACAAGAATTCCTATGCAAATTGCAATTCGAAATTGCCACTTCTGAACATACTTCTCATGTTCACGCCTTTCTCGTTCATCCTTTTTTTTTGAGCGGCGTCGTACTTAGCTTTGTCTTTTAAGAGTTTTCTTCGTTCTTCGTCAAACTCTGTCCACAAAGCTCCAAGTTCAGGAGGAGCTTCATATATCAACATTTGTCTTAAATCGTATTCAGCTTGTTGCAAACGCTTTTTCATCAAAACATTTTCCAACGCTTGAGCTTGAATAGATTTACCCTTGGGTGGGTTTTTCTGCTTTTCTTCAGCAACCTGAATAGCTTTATCTTGATGCTCAAAAAAAGAAGAAAGACCTCCTGCTATCTCGTGAATAACTTCGGAGGCTTCTTTTCCAACGGACTTTGCTTCTTTGTAAAAAGCTACTCCTGACTTGACTGCCCCAAGAGCCATCATCGCAAGAGTAAACGGATCCATTTAAATTCCTATTAGTTTTTTGACAAATTCAGCGGCAACACCGGGCCCAAACAAGACAAGAATAATAACAACATAGAGCATGTACTCTATCTTGTTCATACGCTTGTCGCCCTCTTTAAGTTGGCGTGATATGTCTGCATACCTCTCGGCACATACAGCCTCGTGAACATTTAGCTGTTTGTCCGTTTTAGTCGCTAACTCATGAGTTTCCATAAACCAAGACCAATACTAATTTAATTAGTAGTTGGTGCGTCAGTTGCAGGAACCTCAGGTGCCGCAGGTTGTGCGCCTTGTGCGCTTGCTTGCTTCTGAACTTCTTGAATAAGACCTGCAACTTGCACAAAAGGCTGATTGCCCAAATATTGCATGATCGAGTTGACCAAGTCTGTTGTTAGAGTAATTGAATTCATCTCACATCTCCGTGAAAATGCCACCAAAATGGGGTGGTGGCTTCCCCTTCATCATTATGCCGTAGCCCAAGGCAAAGGTTGTGTCACTGGGCTAACAGGTGGGTTTTCCAAACTGTTAATTTGACCTTGCACATTTGCTTCAAAATTAGATATACCTGTTGAGCCCAAGGATTCTTGCACCCAACCAATGACTGTAGCTTGAGTCAAAGATGCGTAGGGCGTGAAACCTGCTTGTGCTTCAGTTACGGGGTACTGAGTGTTGCCTTGGATACTAGCGGTTTGTGTTCCGTCTGTACCTGTTAGCTCCCAGTTGACATTAACAACATAGCCTGCGTTTGTACCGCTAGGCCATTGTTGCATTGATGTGATTGTCCATGTCCATTGATTTACTGTTGCCATTATTTAACTCCTTATGATTTTGAATTTAGGGTTGTGATGAGTGTGTTCATGCGCCTACCTTAGCTTTTAATGTGGCTATCTCTGTTGCTTGGGTTGTTACAAGAGTGTTTAAATCTTGAATTGCTTTGACCAAAACAGGAATCAAAAAATCTTTAGAAATACCCAAAGTTTTTGCGGCTTTTTCTGATGGCGTATCATTTTCTTCATATGGTATTTCAGTGCCAACAATAGCTTCTGGAACAACTGTTTTTAATTCTTGTGCTATAAAACCAATTTGTTCGCTATTGTCCGATATCATGTTATATCGTCTAGGTTTAATCTTTAATATTTCAGCTAACCCATAATTTAAGTCAACAATATTATTTTTAATTCTTGCATCCGATGCAAATGTCCAAGAAGTAACACTTTGCGTCAAATAGACATATGCAGAAAATCCAGAATTTGCAAGATAATAATTTCCACTTGTTGTTTGATTTTGCCAATATGTAGTATTAGTATTGTCTTTAAAAATAATAGCACCAGTATTGCCTGTACCTGTGCCGCTTAAATTACAAAAACCATTACTGCTTGTATAAAAAAATCTAGGATTTCCATCCCCATCTGATAGAACAATATTGTTACTAGATGTGCGAATGTCTAAACCACCTTGGTTGCCTGAGTAAGAACCAAGTACTGTATTTTTTGAACCTGATGTAATACCAGAGCCTGAGTTTTGACCTATCAAAGTGTTGCTTGAACCAGTAACGCCCCAACCAGCACTAAATCCTATCACAGTGTTGTAGTTGCCAGTTGAATTGTTATATAAAGTTGGATAACTAGAACCAGAACCTAATGCCACATTGCCTGTACCAGCACCTGTCAGATAACCCGATTTATAACCCAAAAATGTATTATCTGCCGCAGTATTTGAATATCCCGCTTGATACCCTACTGCTGTATTGTAAGATGCTGTGGTGTTGGAATTTAATGCCTCTCTACCAACCGCTGTGTTGTAAGAGCCAGTAGTATTAGAGCCAAGTGCGTTATAAGAACCAACCGCTGTATTATCTGCACCGCTAGTGTTTGCGGTTAATGCGTTATATCCAATAGCACAAATTGTTCCTGTTGTACTGGATGTATATGCGGCTTTAAATCCAACTGCTGTTAAATAAGTTCCTCCTACGCTATTAGAAGTATATCCAGCTTGATAACCAACAGCGGTGATTTGACCACCAGATGTATTGGAATAAGCGGCTTGATAACCTATTGCCGTGTTGTTTGCACCAGAAGTATTAGCATTTAAAGCACTAGCGCCAACCGCAGTATTTGTAGATACAGAACCACCACCTAAACCTACTGTTAGTCCGTGTATAGATGCGTCATTAGATGTACTAAATGTTGTTCCGTTATAAGTAATTCCTGACCCAGTAGCTAAAGCACTTGTACTAGAAGCATATACCACACCATTTGCCGTAAATGATGTAAGTCCTGTTCCGCCATTTGTGGTTGCCAAAGTTCCTGCAAGAGTAACCGCTCCGCTTGTAGCTGATGAAGGCGTAAATCCAGTTGTTCCTGCACTAAATGTGGTTACTCCAATTGTTGATAATTGAGTCCATTGCGGTGCTGTTCCGCTTGAAGTCAAAACATAACCAGAGGTTCCAATCGCCAGTTTAGACAATGCTGTGCCAGACGCATAGTAAGGCAAGTCACCTGCGGTATAAGATGACAAACCTGTGCCGCCGTTTGAGGTGATCAAGGTACCGGCAACAGTGATTGCGCCTGTTGATGCGGTAGATGGGGTAAGACCGGTTGTGCCAAAGCTGATGGTTGTTGATGCGGCGGCTTTCGAAGCCAACACCTGCACATTACCCGAAGCGTCTTTGTAGAAGAGCTTGCCATCAAAATAATTCAGCGCGAGTTCGGCACCACTTGCACTGCTCGTCAAGTTGGCGGCAGAAGGAGTGTTACCAGTTGAGCCACTGGCGTAAATTAGTATAGGGGTGTATCCGCTTTGTGCCATGTTTTTTCCTTAGAATGCGCCGCCTGCAATGCCACCTGTGATTGTGCCATTTGCCGCGTTACAAGTTATTGACGAGTTTACCAATTGTGGCAAATTGCCGCTAGTCGCCGTTACAAAAGTTAGATAGTTTGTTGCGCCCGTAGAAGCCGCAGTCACCGCCGTGTTGACCGTGTTTGTGGCTCCCAAGTTGGCAACAGTCGTTGTGCTAGAAACAACAAAAGGTGCGGTTCCAGTCGCCACCGTATTGGTCAATTGACCAGACATGTTCAAGGTTGTCACGCCTTGGATGTAACTGCTTGCCATGTTCAGACCGGCACTACCCCATGTGAGCAATCCTGTTGTACTATTGCCGGGAGGTAACAAATAACCGGCCCAGTTACCTGTCGCCGCACTTGCTGATGTCGAATAAATCCAACCTGCACCACCGGGAACAGCAGTCGCCAACAAATTGCCTGCGCTGTCTTGAACGGTGATATTGCCTGTTGAATCGTTGTCGATCACATAAGCTGTACCTGCCAAAATTGTGTTTTCAGCAGGCAGTTTGACAGTCTGTGTATTTGTGCCGCTGAAGTTTTGGTAAAAAGTCGCAGTGTTCGTCAGCGTTGTTGTGCCGCCTGCTGTGGGCACATTGGTGTAGCCCGGCGCAAAGTTGTTGAACGATGCGATGGTGCTGACGGTACTTGCTGATCCAGTGCCGCCATTGGCTGTTGCAAGCGTTCCTGCCACAGTAATTGCGCCTGAGGTCGCGGTGGACGGTGTCAAACCTGTAGTGCCAAAACTGAGTGTGGTCACAGCCACGCCAGACAGAGTTGACCACTGTGGTGCTGTAGCCCCTGAGTTGACAGTCAAGATTTGTCCTGCAGACCCGATTGCTAGAGTGCTGAATGCGCTTGTACCTGCACCATAGACCAAAGAACCAGTCGCAAGGGTTGAAAGACCCGTACCGCCGTTTGTGACGGTCAAAGAGCCAGAAACATTGGTATTGGCAGTGCCAAGAGCCAAATTGCCAAACGCAGGAGCTCCTGCGCCGCCAGAAATCAAGGCATTTCCTGATGTTCCTGCGGCAGAATAGGCATGTGCAGTACCTGTGCCATACCCAATACCGCCTGCGGTAGGCGTTGCTGTGCTGTTTGTACCGCCGTTTGCAATTGGCACAACGCCAATCAAGCTTAATGCCTGCGCAGTTGTGGCGTTGGTCACAGCACTTGTGCCGTTGGCGTACATGAAACCAGTCAAACCGGTCACTGTGATGCTGTTAAATGCCTCAGAAGAGCTTCCCAAGACCTTTTCCCACACAGAGCCGTTGAACACAGCCCAGTCGCCAACAGACCACAAGTTGATGCCGTTCAAACTGGTTGTACCTGCAGTCGAAACCACATAGTAGTAGCCGTTTGTACCAACTGATGAGGTCAATGTTGGGGTGTTTGTCGCCGCATTCCATGTGCCTTGATAGGTTGTCGCGCCCGAAGCATTAGTGGTAATGCTTGTGATTTGACCTTGAGCATTGACCGTAATCTGTGGAATAGCCAAAGCAGACCCGTAAGTGCCTGCAGAGACGCCCGTGTT